AAAATATTGCTGATTTTAATGATGCATTAAATACGCTTCGGGGATCACTGTCATATCTTTATGCAGATCCTGCAGGTAACAGATATTGGTATGACACACGCCCAACACTGAGAAAAACGGCCTCCGATCGGTCTTCACAAATAGCTTCCTCTGACGTGGAATATGAAATTGAAAAACGACTACGTGATTTGCACAAGGAGGCTCCGTTTGCGGGTATTCATGTTTGTCCTGGATCCTCAACTGATATTTCTGATGAGCAAGCTGTTAGACTTGTGATTTTGAAACCAGATGACACGTATAAACAGAACAAACCCGAATGTTCAGCTTTAAAAAAAGCCGAAGAAATACTGAATAATAGAGGGACAACTCCGAGAACATATCGTAATATGCTAGCTTTTGTTGCACCTGATGCCGGTTTGTTGCCGAGTCTTCAAAAAGCGGTAAGTGATTTACTTGCATGGGAATCAATAAAAACAGACAGCACAAGACTGAATCTTGATGCTGCTCAGAACACAGAGACAGCTAGTAATATTTCGAGATGCAATGAAACGGTGAATAGTCGTCTAAAAGAAGTTTATTGCTGGTTGATAGTTCCTAGCATTGACAGTAGTTCTGATATGAAGACAATTATCTGGGATACCGATCGCCTTGTAGGTGTAGAATCAATTGTTTCGAAGGCTGCAACGAAGATGATACAGAATGAGCAGATCATTACTAAATGGGCTCCATCGCTTCTTAAGATGGAACTGGAAAATTTACTTTGGAAGGATGATAATCACATCCAAGTAAAGAAGCTGTGGGAATACTTAACGACCTATTGTTATTTGCCTAGATTAGCGAATTTCTCAGTCCTTGAAGATACAATAAAAGCAGGTGTTGCAAGTGATGAGACATTCGCAGTTGCTTCTTCTATTAGTGAAGAACACTATTCCGGATTGAAATACAATACCACTATTGTGGATGTGTACCCAAGTGATTATCTTGTAAAAGTATTAAATGCTTTGAAACAGTTGAATCAGGAAAAGCACGAAGCTGAAGAAGTACAAGGAAATCCTGGCAGAGATAATGGCGGGCAGATAACTATTGATTCTTTGAATGGATCTGAAGATTCACAAGGAGTTGAAGGAGTTATGATGCCTCTGAAGCAGATTGGGGATACAAGATTCTTCATGAGTGTGAAGCTTGACAATACTCGAGTTATTCGTGACTTGCAAAAGTATTTGGATGAGGTCATTACACATCTAAACACTACTGACAATTGTGATGTTGAACTTTCACTTGAAGTTACTGCGAATGCACCTGATGGTTTTGCTCCAGAGACAGTTCGTACTGTATCAGAAAATTGCAAGACATTGAAGGTAGATAATTTTGGATTTGATAAATAAGTATTCAAACAGGAGATTATATGAACAAAGCAAGTGAATATATGCAAAGAGCTCAGCTATTTGTGCTTGATGTAGCCCGAAAATCAGCTAGGGAACATGATGATGCAGTCATAAATAATGAGCGTGAGGTTGGCATAATGTTAACAATTTCTGCATTATATGATGCAAAGGTCAAGGATGAGGTCATTATTCGTATGTTGCAAAAATATTGGGGACTTCAAGAGATGGATGCAAGAGAACGTTTGAGAATCGAAAAAACTATTCAGCATCCTTGTGTAGAAGTAGCAGATTACTTGATGAATAGAGAAGCTCTCACGCAAGAGGAAGCAGATGATTATATATATTCTCATCGAGTAGTTGATTACTTGCGTACAGAAAAAAATGCATGGAAATTATCTCCCGAAGAACTATTGAAGAGCATTGATAAATAAACATAATAGCAAAGCAGCTTGCCAAAAAATTGGTGGGCTGCTGTTTTGCTTTTAGTCTTTCTTGTAAAATTCTGTTTCATATCCATCTGCCCGCAAGAGCAGTCCTGTTATCCACGGTGGAGTTTGTCCCATCTGTTTGCAGATTACTTGATAGCTAATGTCCTTGGGGCATTCAATGATCAGTTCATCATGAACGTGACCGACGATGAAGCAGTGTGATAATGTTCGCATGGCATAGCAGAGGATGTCTCGGCTGATTGCTTGGACTATATTTTCCACGAACTTTGGACCATAGGATTCGATCCGTTCCCATTTCTTCGTGCCTCCGATACCCATGTATGTGACAGTTTCACTGCCGAGCTGGTTCTCCCCAATCCGAGGTTTTACGTATGCAAGTGAACGTCCTGATGGTAGCTGAATAAAGAGCATCCCGCTCTCATAGTGGAATTTTACGATACCGACTTCCGTAGGAACATGCTGCTTGATCGTCTTCTTGATGGCAGCATCTATATTCCACCAGTACTGGACGATGTTCGGATTAGAATGCCGCCACATGTCCACCAGCGGCTGGAGCTCTTCTTCCTGCAGACCCATCTCAAGGGCACCCATTGCCTTCAAGGCACCAACAGATCCGCCATAGCCCAGTGCGAGCTCACTGATTTTTCCTTTCTGACGCAGATTTGCATTTCTGCCGTGCTTCTCGACAGGGACTTTGAACATCGCACTGGCGGATGCACAATAGATGTCACCGTTGCTTGCAAAGACATCCATGCGCCATTGTTCTCCGGCAAGGAAGGAGAGGACACGTGCTTCAATTGCACTGAAGTCAGAGACAACGAACTTATAACTCGGCTTTGGAATAAATGCGGTCCTGATCAGCTGAGACAGTGTGTCTGGAACGTCGTCATAAAGCATCCTGAGCATATCGTAGTCTCCAGCACGGACAAGCCTCCTTGCCTGTTCAAGATCGGACATGTGGTTCTGCGGGAGGTTCTGCAACTGTATATGCCGTCCTGCCCATCTACCGCTGCGGTTGGCACCGTAGAACTGGAACATTCCTCTTGCACGTCCATCCATGCATGCAGTGTCCATCATTGCCTGATACTTTTTCACACTGGACTTTGCAAGCTGCAGACGGAGCTTAAGGACATCTGAGATATCCTCTGATACGTCAGGTATCATTTCCTTGACGGTCTTTTTCCCGAGGGTGACTGTCTCTATCCCTTTGTCAGACAGCCATTCTTTGAGCTGACTGACAGAGTTCGGATTGTCCAGGCTTGTCATTGTCCTCATCTCATCAGTGATCTGAGCCTTTGTCAGGTCGTCTATCCGGATGGCATTCTCCACGACTGCTTTGTCGATTGCGATTCCTCGGTCGTTGATCTGCTGATCAATATGGTATTCGTCCCATACAGAGTCTGGGACAGGGAACTTTGACAGCCGTTTCTTGATGGACATTTCTACCTCGACGTCACGTTTGTTGTATGACTTGAAGACAGTCCATTTATCTGGAGCATGGACAGGAAGATTGCGAGTGCGTCCTCCATTTGATTTTGTCGGACGGCAGGGCACGCAGAAATAACGGATCAGTTCCTTTCCTTCAGTCATCTTCTGATCCTCAAGCCCCAGTGCAGCACCGGCACCTGCAAGTGAGAGGGGCAGGCCGAGATATGCGACCCATATCATCGAACATCTCCATGATGCAGGGTCAAGATAATTGCCGACAGTGTCCTCAGGGTCACCATAACCGGCAAAGTATTCAGGATGGTTCTTCCGCAGCCAGTATGAAAGACAGATCCTTTCGAATGATGCATTGAATGCCCATTTCGTGACGGATGCATCTGCAATGGCAGAGAGAATGTCATCAGGCAGTGATTCTCCGCTGGCAAGGTCAATGACCTGCACATCTCCATTGTTGATAGAATATCCGAACAGCAGTATCTCAAAGCTGGGCGATTCTGCGTAACGATAGACACCTGACTTTCCAAGGTCGACATCAGAGAATGTCTCGATATCGATGCTGAGAGTCTTGATTTCAGACATAGATTTTTCCTCCTATCAGAATAAGCGGGCATCGGCAATATACCGGTCCCCGCTTTTTTTCTTTGCTGATCTTACTTTTTGCCGCTGAGCAGCTGCTGGTATCTCAGCTCATGTTCTTTGTATTCGATCTCATCTAAATGCTTCTTGCGCTCATCTTCTTCTTTCTCATGCTGATCCAGATGGATCAGGAAGCGGATTCCGATGATGAGGCCAATCGTGAATGCCAGGACCAAGCCTGTGCCCACGATGTTGTAGATCAATGTTACTATTTCTTGAATGCTCATTTATTTGTCCTCTTCTTTCTCAGATTGTCACCGGTGGCAGCAGTCACCGCCACCGGCCTCTGTTCTCATTTACGCCAGGAAATCGTCGTCCCCGTCGTCGGATTCAGTGAAATCATCCTCAGCTCTGGACTTGCCGCCCAGCGGGTCTCCGTCGGAGATCTTCTGAAGGTTGTTCAGTCCGCATGCGATGCCTCTGTTCCCATTGCTGTTGAATGCGTAGAAATTGATGGATGCACGTCCATAGACGCCGGAATAGACTTCGGAGCGTTCAAGGATCGGATTGCGATCCGCATCTACGATGCCAGGAGCGGAAGCACTGTTCGCATTGATGAACCAGCTGTTCTTGTAGGCTTCATCGTCAGGACGTTCAAGGTCGCCATCGCGCAGCGGTGTCTTGAGGGTGGAAAGGGCAGGGACTGTCTTGCCGCTCCCCTTCAGCTTTGATTCGCCTTCTGCATAAGCTGCCTGAATGGCCGCCTTGATCTTTTCGACAGTCTTGGTATCGGACTTCGGAATGATCAGGCTGATGGAATACTTTGGCGTACCGCCATTGATGGATTTCGGGTCCCAGACGTTTGCATAGCTCCAGCGGGTGTGTGGTCCTGTGATGACTTTTGTTGCATTGATGATCTTTGACATTTTATTTGTCCTCCATATTTTCTTTGAAATCTTCTGATGCCGTATTCATCTCCGGTCGTTTGTCGCTGACCGGGACGAGAGTCGGCTTGCCCTGTGGCTTGCACACGAAGCCTCCAAGCAGTTCTTCAAATCTTGACTTCCCGAGCATTCCAGCCATTGCTGTGATGCCGAGGAGCTTCTTTTCATAAGGATCATATCCGGCATCCGATACTGCCGATGCTACGGCTGTGTCGTCAGTGTACTTCCGGACAGATCTTCCTTCGACGACCTTCCAGCCGTCATAATGAACCCCAGACTGTGCCTGTTTCAGTGCGTATTCCTTGACGTCGTTCCCCCATGAGACCAGAGAATCGATCCTTCCAAGGATGCTGGCAATCTCCTGATCTTCCAGAGTGTCTGGCATTGCAAAGTCATACTTGGCAAGCTCCAGATTGTACTCTGCCCGTTTCCGGCAGGCAGCTTTGACTTTGCAGAACTGGCAGTGATCACCGGCCTTGAAATCTCCTTTGCCTTCATAGGCAAGTTCTGCTGTCGGAGCGAGAATCTCGTCTGCCCATTTCAGCAGTGCTTCTTTTGAGATGCAGTATGTGCTGACGTTCTCACGGCGTGGCTGGAAGATGGTCATCTTCACTTTTTTGATGTCGTAGATCCTGTCAAAGAGTTCCAATGCACCCAAGGCGTAGCACATCATCTGCGGATTGCCTCCGGTATCGTCGCTGCCAGCACTGACCAGGATGCCAAGTCCGTACTTGAAGTCGATGATCTGAAGTACTTCATCGGCAACGATCACACAGTCGCCGGTGCCAAATCCCTGTTCGACCCATCTGGAGAAATCAAGCCTCTGCTCGATCATGACCTTTGGATCAGCACAATACTTCTTTGCTTCCTCGATCTGCTGAAGAACGAAGTTCCTGTATTCTTCAGCATGAGACTGCATCTCATCACTGTAATAAGAAAGATCTTTAGTTGGATCCCGCACCTTTCGTCCGAGTGCTTTCTCTACCAGATAGGCACACAGTGCATGGGCATCGGTCCCTTCGGCTGCATATTCCGAAGGCCTGTCCTCTGCGGCTGCACATAATTTTGCAGACGGCGGACATGCAAGCCATCTTGCACTTGATGATGCGGAGAGGAATGCATGTTCAGCCATCACAGTTCCTCTGCTTCCTTGACCAGTGCTTCATACTCAGAAGGGTCGATCTGTTTCAGCTGTTCTGCTCCATGCTTGATGAGCAGTTCTTTGACCTCCTGGCGATGCCCGGAGCTTGCTTTGTCGGCAAGGATTGCACGGACCTCTTCCTTTGTATAGGACTTCTTTTCAATCTCTTTCACAGCAGCTGGCGTTTTTTCCTTGACAGCGATCTGCTTCACTTCTGAAGCAGGCGGCTGTGCATCTTCAGTGAAGGCTGCCTTCACTTCGTTTGCGGCTTTGATCATGCGGTTCCCGCAGGAGACCAGCTCCGTAAGGAAATCTCCGATCTTTACCAGTGTCTCCCCGCAGGAGATCACCTCGTCCATGATCTGGATCAGTTCACTTTGTTTTTTCTTCATGTTGTCCTCCATTTTCTTCATCGGCCTGTTGTCTCAGGATGTTTGCCAGGCGCTTCGCCACGACACTGATTGCGATAAGAACATCGATCAGTTCATCGTCGGCCGCTGTTTCGGCGAGCCTGCCCGGTCCCTTCATCTCTTTCTGCATCTGCAGCACCTCTCTTTCTGGAAGCTTTCTTGCCTCCTACCTTCCTAAGCAGTTCCTGATTGGATTTTTCCGGTCTGTCCGAAAATTTTTTTGTCTTCGCAGAAAAAAAGACCTGACAGATTTTTTTCTGTCAGGCCGGAAAACTGTCACTGAAAAGTGCTTAGGAAGTTAGGAGGACTGCAAGTCCTGATTTTTCCATATGGAAAAAGAGACAGAGCTGAAAGGCTCATGGAAGGAGGATTAATGGATGCATGAATATAAGGTGGCGTTCGGAAATTCACGGCAGGCAAAGTTCTGGACGAACAAGACGATAAGTTTCGACGACCTGTGCAGCAGGCTGGAAACGCCGTCCAGGACATCAGAGTCGGCAAGCGAATATAAGAGGATGCCAAAGCCGAAGCGCGATGCAATAAAGGATAAGGGCGGTTTCGTTGCAGGACATCTGAAGGCGAACCGGAGAAAGGCTGAGAATGTCAGCTGCCGGTCGATGCTGGTGTACGACCTGGATGATGCTTCGCCGGAGTTCACTGCAGAGCTGAAGAAAAATATCCCTCATTATGGTGCAGCATACAGTACGCACAGCCATACTCCGGAAAGTCCGAGGATCAGAGTGATACTCCCGACGGCAAGGGACATGACGCCTGACGAACATAATGCTGTGTCACGGTTCACCGCACAGGATCTTGGCATCCTTGAGATGACAGATCCATGTTCTTTTGAAGCGAACCAGGTGATGTACTGGCCATCCTGTCCGATGGATGGCGAGTATCTCTTTGTAAGGCTTGAAGGAGATCTGGTCGATCCAGATAAGGTGCTGGCGGCACATCCGGAATGGAAGGACTGTTCACTGCTGCCGACCACTCCGAAAGAGAGCAGTGCAAAGAAGCCAGTCTCTGCAAAACAGAAAGATCCGCTGTCGAAGGATGGCACGGTCGGTCTGTTCTGCAGAGCCTATACCATCGAGGAAGCAATCGAAAAGTTCCTTCCAGATGTATATGAACCGGCAGCAAATTTTGAGGACAGATATACGTACAAAGCAGGCGAGAGCACGGCAGGCCTTGTGATCTATGAAACAGGGAAGTTCGCATATTCGCATCATGCGACTGATCCAGCTTATGGGAAGCTCATGAATGCATTTGATCTTGTGCGGATACATAAGTTCCCGGACGACGACCCGAAAAGATCATTCAATGAGATGGCAAAATTCGTCATGGATCAGCCGGAGGTAAAGGCACTTGCAGCCGAAGAGAGGCTGGAAGAAGCAAAGAAGACATTCGACGGTGAGGACGATGCCGACAGCGGTGATGCATGGAAGCAGAAGCTGCAGTATGTCCCGCGTACCACGATCCTTCAGAACAGTGTCTGGAACGAGATGCTGATACTGAACAACGACCCGGATCTATCTGGGTTCGCATACAACGAGATGGCGAACAGGGTGCAGGTGGTCGGAAAAGTACCTTGGGAGAGACCTTCGGACAATGTGTTCTGGCGTGATGCAGACTCGGCGCAGATGAAAGCACTGATCGATGTAAGGTATGTTGCCTTCTCCGACAGGAATCATGGCGTTGCATTCACGAAAGTCGCAGACGACAGAAGATTCCATCCTGTCAGGGACTATCTGGATCATCTGCCCGAATGGGATGGGATACCTCGGGTCGATTCTCTCTTCATTGATCATCTGCAGGCTGACGACACGAAGTACGTGAGGGCTGTTACCAGAAAGACGCTGAGTGCAGCGGTAGCCAGGATATATCACCCAGGGACGAAGTTCGATACTGTCCCGGTGCTGGACGGTGCCCAGGGAATCGGCAAGAGCACAATCTGGAGGCTCCTTGCAGGCGATGAATATTTTTCTGATGCACTGTCGCTTACAGATATGAACGATAAATCCGGTGCAGAGAAACTGCAGGGTTTCTGGATCATAGAGATCGGCGAACTTGTAGGCATGCGGAAGGCAGACATTGAAAAGGTAAAGTCCTTCCTTTCCACATCTGACGACAAATACCGTCCAAGTTACGGAAAGGTCGTCGAGAGCCATCCGAGGCAATGCGTCGTGGTGGCAACAGTGAATGGAGAACGTGGATATCTCAGGGACATCACCGGCAACCGGCGGTTCTGGATCGTCAAATGCAGACAGACGGAAAGTGCGGTGCACTGGAGGATAGACAAAGAGGTACGCGACCAGATATGGGCGGAGGCGAAACATTATTTCGAGGCTGGTGAAAAGCTTTATCTCGAAGGAGACCTGCTTGCAGAAGCAGAGGATGCCCAGAGAGGTGCAATGGAAGCCGATGAGAGACAGGGCCTTGTTGAGGATTATCTGGAGAAAAAGCTGCCGGAGAACTGGAAGAGCATGGATCTTTATCAAAGAAGAGAATTCCTCGCCGGGGACATCACTTCGGAAAAGGGCACAGTGGAACGGACGGAAGCAAGTAATGCAGAAATCTGGTGCGAATGCTTCGGGAGAAATATTGCTGATCTGAAACCGACCGATTCATACGCGATAGCGGCGCTTATGGCACAAGTCGATGGCTGGGAGCGCACGGAGCAGCGGAAAAAGATCCATCTATATGGTCAGCAGAGGATCTATCGAAAGAAGAAAGGGTGACAACCTCTGTGACAGGTGACAACTTTTTCCCTTTATTAAATCTGAAGGAAGGGAGAACAGGAGAATGAAACACGCACCCTGCACACCCGCGTATACATATATAGGAAAAAGTTGTCAAGTTGTCATACTTGTCACCCCGGAATGAAATCAGAAATGAGAGAGAACGTAATTGAAAAAAGGCTTGTCAGAGAAGTAAAAAACCGAGGCGGCATCTGCGAAAAGTGGACTTCAGGAACTGCGGGATGGCCTGACCGGATCGTACTTCTGCCCTATGGGAGGACAGCCTTCATTGAAGTAAAGGCACCCGGGCAGAAGCCAAGGGCACTTCAAAAATACAGGCACGAACAGATAAGGAAGCTGGGCTTTGAAGTCTACGTGCTGGACAGCATTGAAAAGATCGGAGGGATACTTGATGGAATACAGACCACATGAATATCAGCGCTATGCAGTCAGCTTCATAATGGAGCATCCGGTGAGTGCAGTCATATTATCTATGGGCCTTGGAAAGACGAGCATCACACTGACTGCGATAAACGACCTGATGTACGACAGTTTTGACATTGGCAAGGTCCTTGTCGTTGCACCATTGAGAGTGGCAAGGAATACATGGAGCGATGAGATCGGCAAATGGAATCATCTGAAATGTCTCCGATATTCCATAGTTGTCGGGACTGCAAAGGAACGTCGGGCGGCACTGCAGAAGAATGCAGATATCTACATCGTGAACAGGGAGAACATTCCATGGCTCATCGAGAAGAGCGGGATGCCATTCGATTATGACATGGTCGTTCTGGATGAACTTTCATCCTTCAAGAACTGGCAGGCAAAAAGGGTCAGGGCATTCCTGAAAGTCAGACCGAAGGTGAAAAGGATCGTAGGGCTTACCGGCACCCCTTCAAGCAATGGCCTGATGGATCTCTTTTCAGAATATAAATGTCTGGATATGGGAGAAAGGCTTGGAAGATTCATCAGCCAGTACAGAGTGAACTATTTCACGCCTGACCGGATGAACGGACAGATCATCTATTCCTACAAGCTGAGACCAGGTGCAGAGGAACAGATCTACAGCAAGATATCGGATATCACGATATCGATGAAAGCAATGGATCATCTTGATATGCCGGAACTTGTGAGCAACAGGTATCCAGTCTATATGGACGATGCAGAGCAACGGCAGTATGACGAGATGAAAAAGGAAATGGTGCTGTCTTATGCGGATGGCCAGGTGACGGCAGGCAATGCCGCTGCACTTTCCGGCAAACTGTCGCAGATGGCAAATGGCTGTGTCTATGACACAGATGGAAATGTCAGGCATATCCACGACAGGAAGCTTGATGCACTGGAGGACATCATCGAAGCGGCGAATGGTGAGCCTGTCATGGTCGCCTATTGGTACAGGCACGACCTGCAGAGGATAACGGAACGATTGGATCAGATCGGCATCAAATATGAAAAGCTTGATACGGATGAAAGCATCCGCAGATGGAACCGCAGGGAGATACCTGTCGGCTTGATCCATCCGGCTTCTGCCGGACATGGACTGAACCTGCAGGATGGAGGCAGCTTCCTTGTATGGTTCGGATTGACATGGTCACTGGAACTTTATCAGCAGACGATTGCCAGATTATGGAGACAGGGCCAGACATCCGGGACTGTCGTGATTCAGCACATCATTGCTGCAGGGACTATCGACGAGAGGGTCATGAAGGCCTTGTCCGAAAAGGACAGTACACAGGCAGCACTGATCGATGCCGTGAAGTCACAATTGGAGGAAGGCAAGTGAATGACCCATATATTGACCTTGCCAATGCAATCGTGAAGCAGGCGGCTGTCGATTACATGGCGGCTTTGAAAAAGCTGAAGCACGGCAGATCGAATAAGTCGGCTGCACGGGAAGCTGCTGAGATAGAAGAATTTTTCCATTCTGATCTGTATCTGAAGCTGACATCTGTCGACCCGGATTATCTGATACAGAAACTTAGAGAGAAGGTGGGCGAATGACGCCAAAATCATATCTTAATCAGGCATATAGGCTGGAGCAGCGGATCAGGCTGCATAAAGAAGAACTTGATAATCTGCGTGCACTGCTGTCGGACGTCCCGAGTGCCGGCTTTGAGGAACACAATAATCCGAACAGACCGACGGATGCACCATTTGTAAAGACAATCTACAAGATCATGGAACAGGAGGAAGAAGTCAATCAAGAGCTTGATCTTCTTCTGGAACTCAAGAAAGAGATTAGCGGTGTGATCAATGATGTCCCCAGCATGGATGAAAGGCTGGTACTGACCTATCGATATCTCAGGAATTATACGTGGTCGAAGATCGGTGATGAAATGATTGCCGATGAACGAACGGTCCGCAGATGGCATGACAGGGCTCTTGCACATGTTGTAATCCCTGAAAATCCGATGGTGATTAAAGAATCCGCCGGAAATGTCCGCAAATGTCCGTAAATGTCCAAGTGTCATAAATGGTATGGTATAGTCGCAAGATTACAAGATAAGGCCTTGTGGGTGAGAACACCTGCGGGGCTTTTTTCATGCAATCAAAGGAGCAGACATGCCAAGAAGACCTAAACATCCATGTGCTTATCCCGGATGTCCGGAGCTTACCTATGGAAGGTATTGCGAAGAGCATACGAAGCTGATGAACCGGAGATATGAAAAATATGAACGTGATCCGCAGACAGCAGAAAAGTATTCGGGATCATGGAAGAAGATCAGGGCAATCTATGCAGCAGAGCATCCACTCTGCGAACAATGCCTGAAAGAAGGACGCTATGTCCGTATGGAACATGTTCATCACATCATCCCGCTGTCTGAAGGAGGGACGAATGATCCAGACAATCTCATGTCACTCTGCAAGTCATGTCATTCCCGCATCCATGCGGAACATGGAGACCGATGGCATAAGGAGGTCAGACGATGAGAGAGTTCAAGAGCTTCTATAAATCAGCATCCGGCGGTGAAGGAGAAAGATGCAGATACAGCACAAGGCTGGATACATATGGCTGTGGATGTCAGCATGACTGCAGCTACTGCTATGCCAAGAGCCTTCTGTCATTCCGTGGGCTTTGGAGCAATGAAGATCCTGCAGTGGCAGATCTTGATAAGATCGAACGGAAACTGAAGAAGATTCCGAAAGGAACAGTACTCAGGCTCGGAGGCATGACCGATTGTTTCCAGCCTGTTGAACGCAAGCAGCATGTAACACTGGAAACAATCAAACTGTTGAACAAATATGGCATCGGCTATCTGATCGTAACTAAGAGCGATCTGGTAGCCGATGATCTGTATATGGATGTACTGGACAAAAAGCTGGCACATATCCAGATAACTGTCACATGCATGAATGATGAGTTCTATAAGAAGGCAGCATATGAGAAGGCACCATTGCCCAGTGCAAGGATCAGAGCGATCAGGAAGCTGCAGGATGCAGGGTTCGATGTTGCAATCAGACTGTCACCGCTAATTGAAGAGTATATGGACTTCGATATGCTGAATGGTCTTGGCATCAACAAAGCCTTGGTCGAGTTCCTTCGCGTGAACCATTGGATTATGAAGTGGTTCGACCTGGACTTCTCAAGATACACACTGAGCGAAGGCGGGTACAGACATCTCCCTCTTGATGAGAAGAGACGTCTGCTGAGCAAGATCTCCATTCCTTCAGTGACTGTGTGCGAGGACGTGGCTGCTCACTATGAATATTGGAAAAAGAATGTAAATCCAAATCCGGATGACTGCTGCAATCTGAAGATCGAGGCACCGGCAGGGGCGGGTGAAATCCTCGCAGTAAATGGATCGGATAACGGTGGCAGGGTATCGGACACAAAAAGTGGAATTCAAACGAGGTATTAAGGCGGAGATATGGCAAAAGACGGTACAGCAAGAGGAGGACAGCGGGTAGGAGCCGGCAGAAAGTCCAAGGCATTGGCAGACAAGGTCATTGCTGGGAAGAAGGCAGATGCAATGGTCCTTCCATCCCCAGCGGAACTTGAAGGCGAAGACGTTCCTCCAGTAAAAGATTTCCTGAAAGCCACCCAGAAGAGCGGAATCGACCTCTGTGCCGAAGATGTATTCAGAAGCACATATGAATGGCTCAGGGCGAGAGGATGCGAGAAGCTGGTCAACATCCAGCTGATAGAACAATATGCGATGTCGGTCTCACGATGGGTACAGTGCGAGACATGCATTTCAGAATTTGGATTTCTGGCTAAGCATCCGACGACGGGACAGGCGATCACAAGCCCGTATGTGACCATGAGCCAGAACTATCTGAAGCAGGTAAATCAATGCTGGTTCCAGATATATCAGATTGTAAAAGAGAATTGTTCTGCAGAGTATGGTGGTGCGAATCCTCAGGATG